AGAGTTGAACTTGTAGATGAGGATGAAGATGACACAGATAGCGCAAATAAAAATGGAGCAGACTAAGTACTTTGTCCTAGATCACGGTCACGTAGATCTAGTGGAATACATGGGCTCTGATCTCAGTATCGCGAATGCTGCAAGAGTTTCATTTAATAAGGAAAGTTATTTGAATGAAGATGGTTCTCTGCTAGACAGAGATGCAAAGCTTATTCGCTATCTTGCAAAGCATAATCACTTCACTCCATTCTGCCACGCGCAGATCAGTCTTCGCATCAAGTGCCCTATCTTTGTTCGTGCCCAACTCGGCAAGCATCAGATTGGTCTTGTGATGAACGAAGTCAGCCGTAGGTATGTTACCTATGAGCCTGAGATCTATACTCCTCTGTGGAGAAGTTCTCCTACTAATGGAGCAAAGCAAGGCAGCAGTGGTCCAATCGAAGATATGGATACATGCATCAAACTTCGTCAGGAGTATGATGGCGTTGCAAAGGAATGCTTGGATCTTTACAATAAACTTTTGGCTGATGGTGTTGCTCCTGAACAGGCGCGTTCAATATTACCACAAGGAACTTATACGGAATTTGTGTGGACTGGTTCTCTCTATGCATTTGCCCGCGTTTATAACTTGAGAATCGATGCACATGCCCAATGGGAAATTCAGGAATACGCAAAAGCAATTGACAAATTAATTGCTCCACTTTTCCCGGTTTCGTGGCAAACTCTAACAACTAAATAAGACACCCACTTAAGGATTTAACTATGGCCGAAATTTTATCACCATTTCAATCGTTTATTTTCATCTCTCGCTACTCTCGTTGGCTAAACGACCAAAATCGTCGTGAGACTTGGGATGAATGCGTTGACAGATGGTGGAAGTATTTTACGGGAAAGGTTCCCCAATTGTTGGAGCGTCCTGATGTCAAGGAAGCAATTCTCAATCTTGAGGTTCTTCCTTCCATGCGCAGCCTCATGACTGCAGGACCAGCACTTGACCATGACAACACTTGTCTGTATAACTGCTCTTATCTACCAATTGATTCACTTGAATCATTTGCAGAACTCTTTGTAGTTCTCATGAATGGAACTGGAGTTGGTTATTCTGTTGAACGTCAATACACTGACAAGCTTCCAACAGTTGCAAACAAGATTGAAAAGAATTTTGATAATGTAATTGTAGTCGAAGACTCAAAGGAAGGTTGGGGAAATGCGATTAAGACAATTTTTGCAAATCTTTATGAAGGCAGACATCCTAAATGGGATCTGTCAAAGATTAGACCATCTGGTGCACGACTTAAGACTTTTGGTGGTCGTGCTAGTGGCCCTGCTCCACTAGATAATCTATTCAAGTTTGTCGTAAAGGTTTTCTACAATGCGCAAGGTCGTAGACTAACTGCACTTGAATGCCATGATGTTTGCTGTGCTATTGCCAATGCAGTAATTGTTGGTGGTGTTCGCCGTTCTGCCATGATCTCATTGAGCGATCTTGCTGATCGTGAGATGGCACTCTGCAAGAGCGGTGCATGGTGGGAACAGGCTGGCTTCCGTTCATACGCCAATAACTCGGCTGTCTACCGTGGTCGCCCTCCAATGGGACAATTCCTTGAGGAGTGGACATCACTCTATAACAGTCACAGTGGTGAGCGTGGAATGATCAACCGCAAGGCTCTTCAAGAGCAGGCTGCAAAGTCTGGTCGTGATCCCGAGTGCGAATATGGCACCAATCCATGCTCAGAGATCATTCTCAAGCCATTTGAATTTTGCAATCTTTCTACAGTCGTAGTTCGTCAAGACGATACTGCAGCAACACTGAAGAAGAAGATTGAGATTGCTACAATCATCGGTACTGTCCAATCTACCTTTACTCATTTCCCATATCTTCGTCCCGAGTGGAAGAAGAACTGCGAAGAGGAAAGACTGCTTGGCGTATCCATGACAGGTATTTTTGACAACAAGCTTACCAGTGGGCTTGAAGGCAAGCCAAAGCTTGTTCGTCTTCTTGAGACTCTTCGTGATCATGCGACCGCGACAAATCTCAAGTGGGCAGAGAAGTTGGGCATCCAACCTAGCAAGTCGATTACTTGCGTGAAGCCTGAAGGCACTACATCGTGTTTGGTGGACTCTGCCTCGGGTCTGCATCCTCGCTATGCGGATTACTATTACCGCAGAATTCGTCTGGACAAGAAAGATCCTCTTTACAATTTGATGAAAGATCAAGGCGTCCCGTGCGAAGATGATGTGATCAACCCAACTTCTACTGCCGTCTTTACGTTTGCGATGAAGGCCCCAAAGGGAACCATGACCACCGAGGAACTTCGCGCACTTGATCATCTTGATCTGTGGAAAACTTATCAAGAGCACTATTGCCACCACAAGCCATCTATTACTGTCAACTACAAAGACTCTGAGTTCCTTGAAGTTGGTAACTGGCTCTGGGAAAACTTTGATGTCGCAACCGGCATCTCATTCCTTCCCGGTGGTGATAGTCACACCTATGCTCAGGCACCCTTTGAGCAGATTGATTCTGCAACCTATTCAGCACATCCCAAGGTTAAAGTTAACTTTAAGGACCTGTCTAAATACGAGGCAGAAGACAATACTGAATCCGCAAAAGAATATGCTTGCAGTGCAGGCGGTTGTCAGATAGTCTGATTCACTTTCCTCTGTAGCTCAGCGGTAGAGCAGAGAGCTGTTAACTCTCGGGTCACTGGTTCAAATCCAGTCGGAGGAGCATAAATAACCCCCTAGGAGCAATCCTGGGGGTTATAAATATTGGTATGCTATCATTTAAACAATTTATTATTGAATCTGTAGAAAGCCAACTGGATACAGTTTCCAAACAAGCAAAAAAAGTAGCAAAATCTTTAAAAAGTTTAGAAGATTTTCCAGATGGTATTAGAGCTATGGCTTTTACAAAAGATGAAGCACCATCAAGGTTGCCCGGAGCCAATCTGGATACTTATTTGGCAGCTTTACCTCCAGATAACGTAAAATTAGGCACACAGAGATTGTTGCCAGCAGATGAAGAAGGTGCAGATCCTATTAATTTAATAAAATTATTTACAGACAAACCAGAATTGATGTCTGATCCCGATTCACAAGTAAGATCAACTTTAGAACATGAGTTGACGCACGGCAATCAATCTGAAAGACAATTTGAATCAAATCCAAAGTTTGCATTAAGTAGAACCAAATCACAAAAATTTGATAATACTAAAGTGAAACCAGAAATAAGTCCTCCACAAAAAAGTGATAATGATCATTGGACAAAAGATTTTTTTAAACAACTTTCTTATGAAACTGATCCACTAGAAGTAAATGCAAGAGGTGTGCAGTTTGGCTTAGAAGCTCAAAGAAAACAAAATCAACTTGCTCGTCAAGTTGTTAGAAATAGACCAGAATATGCTGATTTTGAATTAAATCTTGAAAAATCTAGAGGAACGCTTCAACCGCCTGAATTAGATAGAGTACCCCAAGACGCACGCTTGTTTGGAAGAGATGTTATATTTCCCAAAGTATTTGAACCTGAAAAAGATTCAATAGATTATTATAAAAAATTAGCGCCAGCTATGGTACAAAAACCATCTGATGCAAATAAAATAATTAAAACATTAGAAAAAACCCAGAAAGCCATACAATCTGATATTGGTAGAGCAATTTTGGCAAATCAAAAAGCAGCTGAACAAGAAATGCACCTAGCATATTCTGATACAGTTACCACTCCAATGAGAGAACGTCAGCAAAGAGTTGCAAACACACAAGCAGAAGTAGAAGGTATCAAATCACGATATGGTGGCTTCCAGACATCACCATTCCTTTCAGATCCATTGTCTACAGCAAATATGGCAGCAGACATGGCAGGAGCACTTGGAGATGTGCACAGCAAAGCCCAAACAATGACAAAGGCACAATCTTCATTGTACAATCCAATGTTCTCAGATAGCGAACAAATGATGGGTGATGCTTTCTTAAGAGGCGGCGGCGAAGAATACCAAGTTGATCCAAGATTCTTGCAAGTGCAAAGACAACGAGAGAAAGACAGACAAAAATAAAAAATTCCACCCCATAAGGGTGGAATTTTTACATAAATATTTTAGGCAGAGGTGGTGGGTATTCCACGCAGTCCTTTTGGAATGGTCGAAGTATATTTCATCAGACTGCTAAGGAACCACCACTTCTGACCAAGGTATAAATATATATGTTCCATATGTTAATCGGCATTGATTATTCTATAACTTGCCCCTGCCTTTGTCTTTATGATGAGCGCAAAGAATTTAAATTTGATAATTGTTTTTTCTATTATCTGACCAATACCAAAAAATATGCTGATAAGATTGCTCCAAATATTACAGGGGAATCTTTTCAAGAATATGTTCTGGATGTTGATAGATTTGATACCATATCCCAGTGGGCTTCTAATCTTTGCATTGGGGCTGCGGATATAGCCGTAGAAGGGTATTCATTTGGTTCCAAAGGCCGAGTATTCAATTTGGCCGAGAATATGGGAATCTTGAAGCATAAGCTCTATAAGCTCGCCATTCCCGTGACCATCATTGAGCCATCCCGAGTCAAGAAATGCGCCACAGGCAAAGGTAACGCAGATAAACAGGCAATGTACGAAGCCTTCACCAAAGAAACAAAGACCAATCTTTTGTCGGTCTTTGATCAAAAAACTTTGAGTAATCCTGTTACGGATGTTATTGACAGTTATTATATTCTAAAGGCAATGATTCAGGCCAAAAATTAACGGACAATTCGACCAGCATTCAAATTGGCGCTATTATCCAATTTTTCATGGAATCTCTTTGGAACCTGACCACTACTCTTAATTTTATCAATTACTTCCTTGAACTGACTTCCTACAACCTTGGAAGGAGTCAAAGTTGCATCCATGGTCAAGGTTGGGGCGCTAGCCTGCCAATTTTTGAATACTTTTTTACTTTTGCAACTTGGGCAAGGTTCTTTGGTTGGCAGATCACGGTCATCTACAGATAAAATTTTATCAAATTTATGATCACAACTTTCACATACAAAAGCATAATTAGGCATTTTTTTTCTTTCTAAAGGTAATTAGCATGGAATCAAACAAGAAGCCATAGGAAGGTTCTTTGGGCTTTGATTTTAATTCCATTTTGGCTTCTTTGGGAGTTCTGTTTCCTTTAAGAAGATTGCAATCTCTGCAAGCAGCAACCATATTGACCCAAGATGAAGCACCGCCTTTGGATCTGGGTATAACATGGTCAACCGTGGCATCTTTATTGTTTAATTCAATTCCACAATATTGGCAGCAAAATTGATCTCTTCTCAGAATATTTTGTCTGGAACAAGATGCCTTCTTATAAGGCAGTTTTACATAATACTTTAAAATTAAAATTTTGGGAATCTTAACAATTCTAGAAATAGACTTAACTTCATAGCAATCGTTTGAGTCATCACCCCAAACTTTATCTCGGCTTATGAGTTTATAGGCTTTATTAATGGTAATGATATTCAGAGGGGTATTATCTTGATTTAGCAAGAGTACCTGTTTCTTCATATTCTTTAAGTATTTATGTAAATCTAAATATTTCATAGCCATGGATAATAAACAAGATAGACAATTTTATTGGGAAGTCAAGGATTTCTTGGGAAATAATAATCAATCTAACTCCTCAAAAGTTAGTAAACCCGAATCCTTAAAAGAATGCATCTCAAAGACCATCATTAAAAATGATGCTCTTTATAGACCTTCTATTATCCCTCCAGCACCATTGACCGAGGATATTATTTCCAGCGTCAATTCTTTGCTGTCTTTGAATGAAAACCATATAAAAAATAATTCTAATAATATTACGTCAAATATGTTTAATTTGACAGAAGCCCCAGCTCCTGCATTTGGTGGCGGTAGTCTCAGCGGTGGCCCCGGTAGATCTTTTGATTCTTCTCGCAGACCCGGCTCAGGTTCTTCGTGGAGAGACCGCAATCCAGAAGAATATCAACAAAATGTTGAAATGAGATTGGCAAAACAAAGAGAAGCTGAAGAAAATAGAAGACAAGTTGCAACAGATAGTCGCCGCAGAAGAGCTGAAGATGAAACTTATCAATATGGCCAAGCAATGAAGGATGCGGGTGAAGATGCACAACTTGAAATGGATTCTCAAAAACCCGGTATTGCAGCCGATACTGCAGCAAATAGAGCAAAGCTTCAATCGTGGCGTGATGAGAAAGATAGAGAAAAAAGAGCTACAAGTATTACCAAAACCATAGAAACAGTATCTGGTAAAGATCCTTCATCTCTTACTGCTAAAGAAGCCGCAGAACTTCAAATGGCGAAGATTTATATGGGTGGTGGTCAATATTCAAAAGGAGACCCCAGCCTAGAGGGTAGAGTAAGAGAAAAATTAGGAAATAGTACGTATAATAATGGTGTTTTATCAAATAAACAGCAAGCCCTTCAAGGACCAACTCCAGATGGTGGAAATGTCGTAGATTCATTTGCAACTCCCGATGCTGCTATGAAATCAACTTTAGGTCGAAGCACAGAAGATCTTGCTCAAACAACTCAAAATGCTATGTCCCGTGAAGCAGAAGCCAAAAGAAAAGAAGATAGGGCTTTTGCAGATAAAGTCAAGGAAGATCGTTATCAAAGCATGAAAGATAAAGTAGTTCAAGGCACCAATATGACTTATGGTGAATTTGAAGCCAAGACTGGAAGAAGATTTAATGCTACTGATGCGCGTGACAGCTCATTGATTAGCAACTTGGCTGGTGCAGGTAGCAGAGGAAGATCTGAAACAGCTAAACAGCTTGATCTTACTACTGATGCATTTAATGCCAGATACGATGCACAAAATAAAGATTTAGCACAAAAAGGCGGTGATCTTACTCGTCAAATGGATAAATCTCAATTTGAATTGGATAAATTCCAAAATAATTCTGACTACAGAAAACAGGTCCGTGATGCTGAGACAGCAAAACTAATGCCACAAGTTCAAGCTCAAGTTGCAGCTGATGAAGCCAAACGTGTTGCAACAGAAACTGCAGACAAAAAAGAAGCAACACGGATTGCTAGGGAAAAAACTTGGGCGGATACCTTTAAGTTTGATGCACCTAGATTTCTTTCGGCACCTGACACTTATGGCATTAAACGGTCTGTTCAAGATTTTGTTTCTCGTCCCGAAGATGAAGATAACAAACCATTTTTGCCAACCCCTACGGGCGATGATAATGCAGCAAATGCTGCTGCCAGATCTGACATAAGAAATAAAGAACGTTATAATAAAGAAGTTGAAACACAAAAAAGATTAGATGCTGAAAGAGAAAATTCTCAAAGAGCTTCCAAAGCACCAAACGAATATGTATCTCTAATAAATAGCTTTACTGCTCCTAAAGTTGGTCGCACACCAATTGAACCCGGAAGCAAAGAAAATATTGACGACCAATTAAAGAAACTTAATAGAGGACAATGATGTTACGCAAACTTCACCCATTAACACAAGTTCTTTTAGAACAAAGATATCAACAAAACTTTCTTCAGGAAAGAACTGATGATGGTGGCGATGGTGCATTTTCTTGGAATAAGTTAGCCAAAGCAAAAGGCAAAACGGCTGATGAATTATTGCAAGATTATGCCGATGCCAGTGTAAAGTATACTCCAGGTGTTGAAGGAATGTCTCACGCAGAAGTTTCATTTGCCAAAGAAGATCCAGAAGCATATGGTAAGTTGAGATCATTGTTGGCAAAGGAAATGGTAACTGCTCGTAAAAAAGCATTTGATGATCGTCAAAAAGCTATTGCTGGTGGAATTCCAGATCCTATTCAAGTTAATGATATCGAAATATTAAAAAGAGCTCTTGCCAGCAAACCAGAACTTGCACAAGTATTGACCCGTGATGAATACGAAAGTTTGGCCGGAGATATCACCAACCCATTAGAATTGCAATCAACCGTAAAGGATGAGACTACAGGAAAAGAATACTCCAGAGAACCAATGTCTATGGAAAAATGGGGTGGGATAGATGACAAGTCTGCCGCACTTTATGATTTCTTACGTGGTGCTCAAGAAAGTCTAACAACCCCAGAAGGTATTGCAAAGGGTGCAGCATTTGGAGCAGCATTCAAAGCAGCAGGAATGGGTGCAGGAGCACTTGGTAAAGTTGTTGCACCAAAAATTGCAAAGTTTGTTCCTAAATTCTTGCCATCTGTTGCCAAATATTTTCCAGGTGCTATTGGAAAAGCAAGAGATGCTGCCGAAATGGGATCAGCTGTCGGACAGTCTGCTGTAAATCTTGCAGGACTTGGTGCAGTAGGTTATGGTGCTTATCAAGCCGGCCAAGAAGGAAAACTTGGAAGATTTGCAGGTGAATTGGCTGGTGGTGTCGCTCCTTTTGCTTTGGGTAGAGATATTACAGGAGTAGGAATTCCTGCCGCAATTAAAGCAGCACCTGCAGCATATGCAAAAGGAAAAGCAATTGCTGGAGATGTGGGAGCAGTTGCTAAAGGTACTGCAGAATCTCTAGGAACAGCTGGCGGTAAAGTGGCGGGCGCAGCTCGTTCTGTGGCTCGCGGTATTGCAGATACTCCATGGAGTGATATTCCTTCAAATATAAGAACTGGTGCCGGGGAAGCAGTTGATGCCATGCAAGGTATGAATCCTTGGAATTATAGAATTATTAGAGGAAGAGCCGGAACTACACCTACAAATAGATCTTGGGATTTGCCAACGGGTGAACGAACATGGGATACTGGATTAGGTTATGAAACAATAACCGATGCTGAAGGCAATATTGTAGGAGAAAGACCATCGACAACGACTGATCCATCTTCTCTCACAGTTAAACCTTCAAATGTATCCCCATCCGAACCAGTAAGTCGCGCCAAACAAGGTGCGGCTGCATTAACCGGAGCTTTATTGGCTGCTCGTGCTGGTGGCGTGCCAAGCCCAGCCGTAGATGTCGTTAAACCCACCGAAGCCATGGTTTCCACAGAAACAGCTCCCAGAGAGAGTATGGGAAATGTTGAAATGAGAAATCCAACCGCACCTCCTGAATCTGGAGCATCAACTTCCAGAACATCTACTGCACCAGCAGCTGAAACAGGAGCAAAGGGAAGCGATACAGGATCTTCATCTAAAGTTCCCGTTACAACTGGATCTTCTGATAAAACTACGACAACAACTAATTACAGCACAAAAGCTTCTAACAAATTCCAAAATGATTGGTGGAAGAAGTTAGAAAACAAAAATACATCAACATCTACTGCACCCGCTAAAGGTAAGGTAAACTTTAACACTGTTGACCAAACCAATACTAATAGAATAAGTCAAGCAAATACTGTTGGTGGTGCCCCAGTTATTCCTCCTGTAGTTCCAATAACAACTACTCCTCCAAAAGAACCACCTCCAACACCACCCACAGTTCCTCCAACATTACCAACTTTGAAATTGGGTGGTGGAGAAAGCCGTGGTACTGATCTTGATGATGATCGCCGTAGAAAAATGGCTGGAACCGACATCAATGCAATATTGAGAAGTTTGTTCTCCTCTTCTCAAACAATTTCAATTGAATAATAAAAAACCTGTGTTATGATGTAGGTTATATATTGTGTACATATGAATACTTTTTTACATAAACCTATTGTTATTGAAAATGAATTAAAAGAAGTTACCATCGAAGGAAAGCGTTTTTATGAAACGCCCGGTGGTATATTTCCCAGCGTAACAACCGTAGTTGGCTGGGATAAACAAAACTTTTTTGCAGACTGGAGAAGACGAAATCCAGAAGAAAGCAAGAGAGTTACTTCTCGTGGAACAAAATTTCATAGTTTGATCGAAAATTATCTCAATAATGAAGAGATTGATTTTGACAATATGATACCAAATTTCAAGGTTTTGTTCAATCAATTAAAGCCTGAAATAGATAAGATTCAAAACATAGTTGCAATAGAGACTCCCCTTTGGTCCCAGACTCTTGGCTTGGCCGGAAGAACAGACTGCATTGCAGAATACGATGGAAAACTGTCCATCATTGACTTCAAGGCCAGCAGCAAAGAAAAAAGAAAATCCGACATCGAAAATTACTTCACACAGGCTACAGCATATGCCTTGATGTTCCAAGAAAGAACAGGCATAATTGTTGACAATTTTGCCATTCTTATTTCATGTGAAGATGGAATAAAGCAAGTGTTTCAGGATAGACCAATTAATTATGTTAAAAAATTAAAACAAGCCATTACAAAGTACAAAACACATGCATTATCATGAATTAAAAACGATTGAACAAATTGTCAATACCAGAGGCAGCAAGCTTTGGTTGAAGATGAATGACAATTCAAAAGCAGCAAAGCAAAGGCATTTGTTTGTACAGACGCATGGTGGATTTTTTAAACAAGAAGGCCGTTATTGGAAATGGGTTTGTCCAGAGGATGAACAGAATGGTTATTGGTTAAAGCGTGTAGATACAGGGGAAAAGACATTTTTCAGCAATATGTCTCAGTTTGCCGAGTCCCAAGGAATGACGGCTGTAAAAATTTGCGAACTGTTGAATGGAAAGCGCAAAACCTACAAAGGCTGGACTGCTGTTGAACTCCGAGAAGTAAAGGAGACTGAAGGATCTCACGTTAAAGTGAAGAAAAAAGCCCCTGAAAAGATAGCAATAACTAAGCAAGTGGTGTTTCAGGATAAGATCACTAAACAGCTTTATGTTGTAGATAATGTCACCAAATTTGCTAAAGACAACAATTTAGATGCAAATTCCTTATATAAGATAGCCCGTGGAAAAGGCAAAAGTTATAAAAATTTGGTAGTTTATAACCCTTTAGACAATATAGGGAATTCTGAGAGTGATAAATAATTTAAGATGAACTTCAAGGATATTATCAAACTTACAGAAGCCGCCAATACTTCCGCAGATTCCTTCAGAACTACTGGGGAAGCCATGCGTAAGGATTCAGCCAAATCAGGTGCATCCGATAATAAGGCCAAGGATGCTGCACGTAAGCGCGCAGAGCGCGCCAAACAGATCCCAAGAGATAGAAAATCCAAGGGCGAACTTGTAAGAGAGATGATTGCCGTAAAGACTCAATCTGGAAGAGTCCAGTTGATCTTCAAAGATTCTTTCAATAAGAATCTTCACACCAAGCTCAATAAGAGCGATGTGTTGACCGAAGATGAAGCAAAGCAATATACTGGTGATGCAAACTTTGAACAGACAAGAGCATCTAAGTTATTGTTTGGTGATGTAAAGAGTAAAGAAAAGAAAGAGCCCGAAAAGAAAAAGGGCGGTGAAGAAGAAACTAAAGAAAAGAAACCAAAATCAGCTGAAGCCGAAGCTGAACCAGGGGCACAACCACAAAAAGCCAAGAGACTTTCTAAACAAGAAATTCTTCAAGCCATGCAAGGTATGAATGGCGAACAATTGGCCGGAATGCCCAAAGAACTTCAACAAGAATACTTTCAAAGCATCCGAGCCCCCATGGCCTCAAAGGATTTTGATATCCTAAATTTTGAAAATTTGAGCATTGAGTTTGGTATTAACTCTTTGTCCAGCACACCTTATAACCAACAAGTATTGAACGCTTTGTTGTTTGTTGCAAAGCTAAAGGCTGGAGCAAGCGAACAAGAGTTACAAACTCTCATGGCTACAAGTACAGGGTCTATGGACTTTACCAAGACCGCTTTCTTGCAAGCCAGCAAGATTCTTTCACAGATTGGTGACGAATGCATTCAAAATCTTGTATCCAGCATCGAAGCCGGAACAAGTGGAATGTATACAGAAGGAACACCAGAACTTCAATGTGGTGAATATAAGTTTAAGATCTCTGCTGGTGGTGAATTCACAATCAATACAAATTCCTTGAACCAAAGTGGTAAAATAATTCGTGGGATCATTGGTGGTGCCATCTCAAGAACATTGATGGATCCCAAAATTGCAGCTTCAGATCCAACAATAAAGAAACTATTGAGTGACGTTGAAGCTTCTGGAGAAAATTATTCTGGACAGTTGCTTCCAGATGAATCGGTTGCAGCAATTTTATCTAATCCTGAATTGTTAAAACAATTTCAATCTTATGAAATTAAATCACCTTCTGGAAAAAGCCTTGGTTTTGCAATCGATGCTAATGGAAATGTAAATCCAGCAATCTCTGTATCTGCATATCAAAATTCCATAAACAAAGCAGGACAAGAGTTATTCAAGGGTGGTAAGAAGAATACATTCTTGAAAAATTTGGCTTCAAATATCATGAAGACCTCACTTCGTGGTGATGGTATGACAGATCCAAAGATGGCTCCAAACCATGTCATCACTGCAAATGGAATCTTTAAGCTGACCGATGATTACATTGACGAAGTTTCAAAGAATGCAATTGTAACTGTAAAGAAATCAGACGATCTTATAGATCATTCAAACCTATCTTCTTATAAAAAAGCTGCAATCAATGATTTACAAAGATGGCGTACTGTTGTAGAAGAAACCGAACCAAAAACAGCCAAGAAGCCAGATATCAAGAAGCTTTTTATAGATAGAAAAACAATTAATCCACTGGAATTGATTGTACAGAATTCTATTAAAAATCTTTCTTTTGACATCAATGCAAGTCTGTTGCCGGGTTTCAAGCCAGAAGACATCAACGCGGTTGAATACAACTATGTCACCATTGGTAAGAAGACAACAAAGATTCCAGTTGTAAGAAGTGACAAACTTTCAAATCAATTGATTGGTGAAAACTATTCAGTGATCAATGAAATGCTTGTAGAAGCTTTGACAAATAACTTCCTATTGTCCAGATTAAATCATGTAAAGATACTGGACGATGGTGAAAGAAATCTCATTGAGAAATATGGCCCACTTCTTTTGGAAGAGGAAGATCTAAGAGTTGGTTGCCTGATTCCAATGTTGAATAAGATCTATTCTCTTACAGAACAGAATTCAGATTATCTAGTTCCTTTGTTTGAAGAGATAATTGATTCCAATCTGGATGAAGAATACAAGAGAGACTATAAAAAAGAATATAGAAATTACCACGGCAAGAAAAAGCAGAAGAAGGAACGTGCAGCCAGAACAGCTGCAAGAGCCTTGATGATTCGCAAAGGAGTCGTTAAGAAGGGATCGAAGAAAGATATAGATCACAAGAAGGCTCTGCGCAACGGTGGTTCCAACGGTATAAATAATTTGCGTCTCCGAGATAGATCTGACAATAGATCTGACAATGGCCACAAAAAAGGCGAGAAGCAAAACAAGGATTGGAAATGAAATCAAAAATCGCCAAAGATTTAGTTGAAAAAGTTTTTTCAAAGTATAGTCACTCTTCTTCAAAAAAGAGAGATATTATTAGAAAAGAACTTAATGAAAGCAAAGGCGACAGACCTGTTTTTGTAAAAGCAGGTTTATTGGAATTAAAAGAAGCATACAATTTGTTTCTGGTAGAAGGTGCATCTAAAGTATTCAAGATGACCTTTGATTCAATTGAAGCCAAGAATCTATTGCCTTGTGACATCATCATAAATGAATCGGGCGAAATGTTTGAAGTAGACTTGGTTGAACAAAATGAAGGCATTTATACTGTAACTTTTGTCGATCAGAATAATTGTGAACTAAAAGAAGTATTTACTCCAGATACTGTAATGGGATTTGTCGATAACGTAGAAAGCACATCTTACAATCAATATGATGAAAAGATTGAAATTTACGAAGATGGAGACAAAAAAGTTAAATTAAACAAAATCATGCGAGGGGATGTCAAAAAGTACAAAGTTTATGTAAAGAACGACAAAGGCAATGTTGTCAAGGTAAACTTTGGTGATCCTAACATGGAAATAAAGCGCGACAACCCTGCTAGACGCAAAAATTTTAGAGCAAGACACAATTGTGATAATCCTGGACCAAGATGGAAAGCCAGATACTGGGCATGCAAGACATGGAGCAGCAAGCCAGTATCAACAATGCTCAAGGAAGAAACTGAAGTATATAAAGATGTAAAGTGGAAAACGATCACAGAAGAAATTTCTAATAAAACTTTAAATTCATTGCTAGAAAAAACTTATGATCCAAATTTGTATGGGCTGGTAAACAACAAAACAAATTTACATCTAAATATAAAGGATAGCCATGAAATTTAAACAACTATTATCAAAAATCAGCGTATTAAATGAAAATGCCCCAGAGCATACCTTTGGTGGTGGCCTTTATATTGGTGATCCCCAAGGAAAGTTGGGTCAATCTGCCCTGACTGATAAGGGAACCCACAACATCAAGCTTCCACATTCCTTAGATGCAATCAACGCAATGCTCTATGGTCTATCCTCCAGAGAATACATTGACCCAGATGGCCTACTAGCTATCATTAAGCAAAAGTTAAATCATTTTGGTTTTGACTTTGCTGCAAAAGGCTCATTGCAAGAAGGACCAAATATGTTTGAGTTGGTTCAATATGGCAGTCCTCAACTAGGCGTCTATGGTCAAAATCCATATGATGATGTCAACAAGAACGGCTTCAAGCAAGGCGATGGCATCAAGGAAAAGATCGGTCATTCATTAGCTCTTTCCATCACGGTTGTAAAGCAACCAAACCATTTAAAGAAGCTATCCATAGTCATTGTTCCAACTGGTGATTCTTCTTTAAATAGTGGTTCCGACTGTGGTTGCATGCACTAATCCCATAATGAAAGAAAAAATAGTACCTCTGACAGAAGATAATTTTCTCGAATTCTGTCAGAGATATTATTTTAACTCAGAATGTTCTGGAAAAAATGAGTTTATGGATGATCTCAAGCGTATCAAATACGTTAAGAGATTATTGCAAAAAGTTCATAAACACAAGACATTGAAGTCAATTCGTGAAAGATTGATTATAAATCATATTATAATTTTACGAAATGTTTTTGGCGAAGAGAATTGCACCCGCATTCTCTTTTTTAGATTGGAGCCAAGATTGCATTCATACTTGAAATCCTTCCTTGTATTTCTGGAATTTAACATTAAATCTATTCCAGAAGTACAGTATCATAAGGTTAATTGTGATCCCAGAGTCGATAGGAAGCTCCAGCAGGCTGAAAACTAAATATTAGTATATGCCATCTTCATCAGCCTATATTCCTTCTTTTTCTATATCAAATTTTGCACAATCCGTTTCTGCTCCATATACATCATTTGGAGCATACGCATCTGGTGTAATTGATGCCAATGGAAATCTATTAAAGCCCGAAAGCAGCATAGACCCCTTTGAGTATTTTGTAATAAAGCTAAAGAAAATATTTGAAGAGTTGCCAACAAACTATACAAAAGCTAGACTCAATAGTTACATGTCTGCGTTCCAGATTTTTAATGAAGAAGCAGAGTTTCTTGGAATTCCCAAAGAACATTTTTTACTTTTTGTAGAAGGATATCTTCAAGGTGGTCTATTATTGAATGAAGATATGGGAGCTGGAATGGCAACAGGTGGCTCTCCCGGAAGTCTTGGTACGGCCCAAGTTGTTCCAAACACCGGAACTGTAATGGGTTACGACAAGCCAATGGATCTACCACTGTTCCGAAGATCTCCAGTTGAGATGTTTGACGTAGATCACAATGAATTCCAAAATTTTAAAAATGCAAAAGCATGGAAGCATATTCCAGATAGTCCTACAAAGAAATATCTGAAACGATTTCAACAAAGAAATCCAAGTGGTAAGATGGCTATTCGAACCAAAAAGCCAGATACCGATGAACATGATCTTTATTGGATTACATATCCTGCAAAAAATTTCATGGAAGAGTATGGACTGGATGTTATGGATTTTTTATTTGAAGAAACAGGAGGATTGACAAAATCTTATAATGACGCTGATGATAGCTCTGGGGAATCATCGGTAGCGACATTGACAGACCCACAAGAATTGGAATCCACCGGAAAAAAGACAATGGTTTCTTTGACTGCCAGAACTAAAAAAGAAACTGGTGGAAAAGAAACAGAAAATGCTTTTGGTTTGTTTGGAAATACTAAAGTAGTAGGTAACAATGTTAGAAGAGAACAGGCTTTGTTAGATGCAATAACAAAAAAATTGCATGCTGCTGGATATAAATTAAAAACTGGAATTAAATCAAAAGAAGAACTTGGAATTGGAGAGTTTGGTATTTTTGGAGAAGGTGGTATCGGAATACATTCCGATATTCATGTGGGCATGGAACATCCTGAGAAAAAAGGTACAGTACATCATATAGGTATTGAATCTGGATATAATAAAAAAATGCAGAAACAATATTTAATTCCGCGTGGAACAAGAGTTTCCATTCCCAGATCTTTTACTAAAATTGGTGTGCAACCTACTTCTTCAAATATATCTACCCATGAAGGGGAAATTGATGTTGGTGAAGAATTGATTAAACGTGGAACTGTTTCTGGATCAAAAAAAAGATATGGTCTGTGGCCAACATTGGAAAGATTATTTCCACGAACAATAAAACGTGTAAAAGAAAGATTTAGGCAACCAGCATATCAGGCAGTTCGAACAAAATCAGATGATTTAAGCATTATAGGCCATGAAGGTAAAATTGCAACAGTTCACCACAGAGGTGCAGATTCAGTTCAAAGAAAACTTTCTCAACAATTGTTGGATCAAATGGGTTTACACCACACACATGAACTGGAAGAACTTACTTTTTCAAGATCACCATTTTATGGCGGATCAACAAAGAAAAAGAAATAAAAAACCCCCTTTTGGGGGGGTTTTTCAATCCTGAATAAAGTTTTTACAGCATTTAGGTTTAGTGCAACCAGAGTTTGCTCTGGCTTCATTAATGATCTTGGTATGGGCATCTTCCCAACCAGCAAGCCATTCCTGCCAATAAACTGAATTAGATTCAAAAATATTGGAAGCTTTATCACCACCACCCATTCTGGTATCATAGCCTTTCTTATAGGCTGAACCTGGAATATAATCTGTCATGGCTTTTCCTTTGGGTCAATAGGAACCATTACAATTTGTGCAAGAAGCTTATCAAGAGCTTTTACGTGGGCACGTTGCTCAGTGATGTTTAGATAACCACGAATTTCAATTAGCTTTTCATAATCCTCACGAGAGAACGTAGTAACAGTCTTTGCAGGCTGTTGCTTCTTCATTGGACGACGATTATTCATGGGGTTCTTGGACTTAGCATTATTATTCTTGGTCCATTCCTTCATGATGTCATCAATGTTCAAATACTCGCGCATGCTTTCAGTAAAATCCTGGCCACTGTTGATGTCATTCCACATCTTGCGGAACTCTGGACCCATATTACCATAGAAAAAAAATCCTTGGTTATTTGGATTATTGGCATCATCATCATCGCCGTTCTGCCAGTTCTTGAAATCATTAAAATCTGAATTATTCATGTCTTTCCTTAGTTAGTGTCAAAAATCTGTTCGTAAACCAACTTACCCCGATTGTCTGTGACAGAGACATATCGAACATGACGGCTCATTGCGTCACTGATATTTAGGGGATCCTTTGGACCAAATGCCATGTGCTTGATCCAAGCAGGACATCCGCCAAGGGAAATACGAACTTCGGCACCAGTTGCATCGGTGCCATAAAAATCAAATGCAGCCTTCTCACCATCATAATAGGTGAAGAAGCAATCGATAGAATCATACTTCTTGCGTACATCGGCAAGAGTCATTTCTGTGGCGGTCTTAGCCATTAGGCAATCTCACTTGCTTGACTGAAATAGGTAGCTGGCCAATCGCGTCAAGCGCACGAAGAGTACCAACTTTAGCCTCCATGAGGCTCTTGTGACGGTTATTACGAAGACGGGTCTTACGCTTTCTATGCGTCCGAAAAGTTACACGTTGTTTTGAATTAGGCATATGAATAGTATACTCTTTATTTATGGCCTGTCAAATAACAAAACCCCTTTTGAGGGGGGTTCAGGGTCGATTCAGATGCGGGAGACCAAACCCCACTGCTTCAAGCAGCCATTGCTAATTGGTTAGCAATTATTTTTTGCAACTGTTTATTTACGACACTTGTTACCCGTGTCGGGTATCTCCTTCTTCATTACTTTGCGCCAATCTATTCCTTTCGACCCCGTGACCCGAAGCCTAGGACTTCGGGAAATGCCCCGCTGCTACGAGGACTTGGCTCGCCATATTCAGAGGGTTGCAGATTCTCTGACTTAGGCTAATGGAGTCGGGGGGATTCGAACCCCCGTCTTGTACGCATTTCAATCCAATATCAACAATACCAAAGCGTAGCGAGGGACTTGCACCCATTCTCAACCTTCGGTTCTAGAAACCTAGGTCCATATAAGCCTAGCCGTTTATCCTCAGCCGCTTAACTACACACAAAACTATTTAGTTGTCAATTTGTAATCGTCAAATCTTTTATCTAAAGTTAATGTACTCAATGCCTTAAATGTATTGGTGGGAATTGACCAGCAATCATCATTAACAGATAAAACAAATAATTCATCATAAGATTCAGGATTTCTATTTTTTGCTGTATTAAACGATTGGTTGCCACCAAGTATTCTTAAATTACAAACAAAATATTTACCTTTTGGAATTTGAGTAGTAGTTTTGACCTGAATTCTTTTTATTAATCCATTTTTTTCAATAATTAAATCATAATCACAATCTTGTAAAGGTTTTGAAACAATGTAACCAAGTTTAGTGTATTCGTAGATTGCTCTTGCTTCACCTAAACAACCTTGTTTTTTAAAAGTAGAACAATTTTTAAATAAAGTATCCATAACACTATTTATATTTTTGGCAGAGTTATAGTCTGCCGAATGCGAGCGGAGGGATTCGAACCCCCGTAGGCAATGCCAACGCATTTACAGTGCGTCCTCGTTGACCGCTTGAGTACACTCGCTAAAGTCGGGCGTTGAATCCTTTTTCCAGACCCGATCAAGGTCTGGGAAGTGTAATACTAGCCCTTCGCGTTCTTCTATGGTGTTCGCGCCCCACCACTAATTGCAGCCTGGGTATTAGGTATCCCGACACTGCTTTATGATTGTTATTTATTTAGTCTTCTTTTTTGATTTCTTCTTTTTCTTAAAAATTGCATCAAAATTTTTACCGTACTGTTCCATATTCACAGGACGGGGAGAACTTCCTTTTCCAGCACCATGTGATCCATAATCCATATCCATAGTATATACCACATATAACAGAAGTCAAATCTAAATATTCATATGAAGAACAATAAAGGCAAATATAACTGGATTCACTCCCTTAATGAGGCTGGTCTACAAGCCCAACAAAATGGCGCTCGTATGCTTAATGAAACTACAGCCAAAAAAATTACAGATCCTGCTAGACAGGCTCAATTAATGGCCCAAATGCCCCAGAACCCTGTTATCAATCCAGAATCTCCAAGCGCTCATCCTGCCGATGTTATGGATGCAATTAGTCGTCTTGGGCCTCATTCTCCGGGAACAATTAAACTTGCCGATGGTGATGTTGGTGCTTATGTAGATCTTCAAAGAATGAAACGAGCTGAAAGAATGGCACAGATGGCCAGATCAAATGGTCCTATTGATGCAAAACCTGCTGGTGATGCACAGGCTGTCGAAGACGATGTTCAAGATGGAGAAGTGGCTGATCCTGAAACAAGAATGCCATCATATTCTATTGCTGCTCAGGCCCGTGCTGAAACGGAAGAATTAGCTAAACAAGCTGAAGAAGCCAATTATGAAGAAGATGAAGAAGCTCGTCATCTTGCAGGATATTCTTCTGCTCCTTGGAAAACTGTCAAAGAAGCAATAAATTCTAAGATTTCAACAATGATGAATGAGGGCAAAAAACCTGTTCGCGGTCGTATAGTTACTGGAGGTGATTCTGAAATTCCTGCTAGAAGTCCAAATAGTTTAGATGCCCCAAGAGGAATATTCAGAGGGACAGAAACTCCTAGCGAAAAGCTTGGAAAAATTTTAGAAATTGTTCGTGATGGTCCAGAAAAACATGGTGAAGAAATTCATAGCTGGGCTTCTAATGCATTAGAAGTAATGCAAAAACAACTCCGTAAAAATTAAAGATCAGGATACCCGATCTCTCGGGACCATTCCCATTCTTCCCATAATAATTTAGCAAATTCGTCGTCAGGATCATGACGACGAATTTCTATTTCTGCGATACCTTGTGCTGAGATGGCAGCATCCATTTCCCAAGACAACCAGAACCATTCCTTGGGCCGTAGTATCTGATTGGTTATCAGACAACGGATTTCTTTGGCCATATCAATATACGGTGTAAAATGTAATTCCTACCGCGCCACCTTTTGGCACGCTATCCCAGGAAGAAAGTACGATAGGAATTAAAGTGCTGCTATTTGCAGCAATTTTCATTGGTATGTCTACAGTAGCCCCAGTTGGTGCTAATGCGGTATATGTAAAATCTACTGCTGATGCAGTTTGATTTACAACCAAAGCACCTTCATTATTCATCCAAGTGTTTCCACGAGTGCGGACAGGAAATTGATTTACTTTTCTATATGTTCTCATAATATTATTTATTTAAAAAAGAAGTAGTAATGCTGTATTAGCAACCGCACCATTTCCAGATGAAGTAAGAACTAAATTTTTTAATCTGTATGGATACCACAACCAAGATTCATATATTGCTGATGCTCTGCACAAAGTATGTCCAACTACAGAATTTGTTGGTATTACTATACTAGAAAACCCAGTTGCCAGAGCGGTACCATATCCCATAATTGATTTTGTACTATTTGGTAATGTTGAAAGTGGTGATACGCCGGTGGAAATTTGATTTGTTAAAGTTATTTCACTATTGGAAGTGTAATAAGTTGCAGATATAGTGGGTGTCAGGGGATTTCCTATTGCATCTTCATCATTACCAATTCTTATAGCAAAAGCCTTTGCCCATCTATAATTTGAAACATCTAAAGTATAGTTGGTATTAATATTTAATAAATCAGCTAGATCGTAATATCTTACTTTTCTGTAGGCGCTTTCAATCATTCTACAATATTTAGACTATCTTTAACGGACCAAAATTGATCTAATTCTTCTTTCGTTTTGGCATAATTGACCATCCAAATGCAATGATGTCTTCCATGAGGAATGGCCTTACATACTCCTACATGGTACCCAGAACCTTCATTATATTGACATGCTACAACTTTATATGAAGTTTTAGATTCCACTGCATCTATAAAATTCTGAACATATTCTGGGTAGATCTTTTTAGGAACTACCACCGACTTTTTGTTATATTTGCGCTTGGGCTGTGTAGACGTTTTACGGTGTCTTGGCATAAATGCGGCTGGAGGGAATCGAACCCTCGTGACGGGTTTGGAAAACCCGCGTAATGGCCGTTATACGACAGCCGCAGATTAAACTAGTATAATACATAAATATTAGTATGCAAGAACTAAATGAAGGAAATGTCTTTGATATTCAGGATGTTTTTGGTGCAAATTTAAATGCATCAAAAATGGGTATTGCTAAACAAAAGAGTGCTGTCAAATCTCAATTATTTGATTATTTAAAAAGAAACAAAGTTCAAAACCCAGAACAAGTTATTAAACAAACTTTTGGTGACTTGATTGAAAAATTTGGTGGTGGTGTTGGTGTAGGTGAAATGAGCAATCCAAATGCTGTAGCCGGTGAAAACGTTGGAGACGTACTTCCATTTCTTGATTCTAAAAATAAAACTGGTGCTGGAGTTGTTGTTGTCACTAATCCAGCCGGTGAAGCATATACCTCTCCTTCATCTGGATTTGGAATGGGATTTGCTCTTGATCCATCTCTTTTACCAAATGTAAACCAATTTGTTAATCAACATGGTGATAAAGGCAATCAAGGTGCTGTTAGCGATGCCTTTGAAGATGAAAGAATTGCAGAAGATGACACACCAGAAGAATTGGATAAAATCACATGGCAAAAGATGAATAATGCCGTTGCAAATTATGTTTATAAAAATTTAAAACAAACTTTACAACAATACCATTCTTATCTTCCTGATGAGATGTATCAGAATCGTACTGGGTCGCCAGCAATAGACTCACACCATTATGATCCATATTCCAGACAAGTATACATGCCTAAGAAATTTAATAACGAACCACAAATATAAATAAATTAAAAGGAATACGATGAATCATATCACAAATTATTATAAAAATAAATGCGAAAATTTGACTGAAGAACTTAATTCTTTAAAAAATAGAATCAATACATTTTTAAAAGAAGATGAAGCTGGTGATGACATAAGAGAACCATTTGTTCAAAGAGATCCAAATTTTAATCAGGCTGTTGAAGCACAAAAGTCTACTAATGATCCTTTATATGATAATAGTCTTTATGATCCAACTAATGCATATTGGTATTCATCAAATGGTCGAGCATTTATGATTTTGTGGAATTATTTGATAGCCCATTATAATGAACCAGGTTATTGGAATCGTCCAAATTCCCCACCATATATGGCCAGTCCTAGAGCTTTTGAAGCATATTTAAGAGGAAGATTGCCTTCTGGAGTAATTCCTCCCCCATTTCAACACTAATTAAAAATTAATTTTTATGAAAGAACTCATCAAATCTTTTGGTGAGTTCTTCTCTTTTTTTGGTATATTGATTATATTCTTTTTGGCTTTCTTTGCCATCAGTCTCAAGTCTTCCAAGTTTATACATTACTTGACCAAATTCATATACAAGACTTTCAAGTTCTTTATTTGATATAGTAAACATGTATTGGTATTATACCTCTGTTTTACGTATAAACAAATATTATAAATACTTTAAGATTACAATGAGAAAACAATTTTTATCCTTTAAAGAATTTTTAAATGAAGCTTTGGCTTTAGTAGGCCCTCCCGGTGGTCCTGGAATGCCACAAATGGGAATGCCTCCCGGCGGGGCTCCTCCAATACCAAAAGGCAAAGGAAAGAAAATGCCAATGCAACCCCAGCAAGATCCTTTGAAGCCTCAAAATTATCAAGGATTTACAAATAGCCCAGAAGAAGAAGCAGCATTAAGAAATCTTATTGTAACTCAATATGATGATCCAGATACAATGGAACAAGAGCAACCACAAGATGCTTCATGGCAGACTTTGAACACTGCACAGCAGAACGCATCACAACGTGCATTAGAACAACTAAAAGCCAAACAAGGAATGGCACCACAAAGATAAAGGTAATACAATGGACAAATTTAAACAAAATAAAGTATCAATCAATGAAGGTAGAAACGTAACTGATGGAAAGTTCACTTTTGGTGGATTTCCAAAAATTTTGAATGAAGTAAAATACAATATTCCAGCCAAAGCTAGTGATGCTGTAGACGATTTGGGTGCTGTTGGCCCCGATGAGTTTGAAAAAATATTAAAAAGTGGTGGACATCCATTGATGGCTGGTCAAACAGAAAATGGCCGCAGAGGAGTTCCAAAGTTAGTTCGTGATTTGGCTATGATGCATTTGGGAAACTTAAAGAAGCATCCAAAAGGCAAAGTTGAAGGATATGGCCCAGATCATGATATATTCAAAGAAGCAGAAGCTGCTCATGAATTTTTTAAAGATAACTTCCCAGCTTTTGGTGTAGAAGACCAGATTGCACAAGATTACAATATTCATGAATTGAAAAAGAAATAAAACCACCTGTAAAGATCTTACGATCTTTCGGCCCCTTCTATTCTCTGCGCAGAAGGGGCTTTTTCTTTCCATAAATAATTGTATGATTAAGGCTGTAGGCAATAAATTTTATGTTTTGGATTCTACGGGCAAAAAAGTCCTTGGAAAGCATTCTTCCAAAAAGAAAGCCATTGCTCAACTGCAAGCCATTGAAATCTCAAAGCACGAAAGAAATGAATCTAGAATAATAAAGTTTTCTGATTTTCTTAGAGAAGAGATCACAACTACGCTTCAATATCATCAAGACTTGAATCCGACTATTTGGGATGGGTTTGAATTAAAGGATGATGTAAGAAACAAACTTATTGAAATTGGCCATACATGGGTTACGTGGGCCAATATTCCTGTTGAAGCAGTAAAAGATATGATCTTGGTTGGTGGTAATGCAAACTACAATTACACACCACAATCAGATATAGATCTACACATCCTTGTTGATGTAGATGCAATTCCAAACTGCCCGGACTTCATTGATGATTATCTCAAAGACAAGAAACAACTGTGGTCATTGACACATGATATTAAAATTCATGGCCATGATGTAGAAATCTATGCTCAAGATATGAACGATGGGTTTACTAAAGATCAAGGCGTCTTTAGTCTTACGGACAATAATTGGATTGCCGAGCCAGTTAATCAAGAAATTAATCTTGATAACCCACATATTTTAAAGAAAGTTCAAGAGTATATTGAAAAAATTGATTCTTTTATTGCATCAAATGCAGAAGAAGAATCATTTCAAAAACTTAAAGACAAGTTTAAAGATATGCGTTCTACTGATATAAAGAAGCATGGTGAGTTTTCACATGGAAACCTCATCTTTAAAGAACTACGCAATCTTGGCTATCTTGATAAGATGAACAATTATATCAAGACAAAACAAGATGAACGTCTGAGTCTTTAATTAACGTTCAACCATCTCAACCCAATCTTGATGGATCACATGGTTTCCAGCATAGCCATCTTTGATCTTACTAACATCCCACCAGATGACATCTCCTACCTGAATGTCTTCGGTAAGTTTGTTTCCAACGGCCAAAACCTTGGCAGGAATAATCTTTGATTTAGACTTTTCCTGATAAATGATTCCGGCTTCGGATGTCTTTTCTCCACCAACCATTGCCTTAGCAATAATCCATTTTCCTACGGGCTTCATATTAATTTTCCTTTATATCAAAAGTTGCATTCTTCCACATTTTGATTTGATCTATTCTGAAATGTTTAATAGATGAATCTGAAAGAGCAACGCACCAAATATCATTCTCAAATGTTCCACCATCACGAACATAAATTGCATATCCATCACCCAAAGGTGTTACTACTGGGATTGGGTTTTTGAATTCATGAAACATTATTTTTTTCTGAATCACGAATCATGCAGTAAATGCCATAGCCAATCAACCAAAATCCAGCAATGGCTCCAATAACACATAAAGACAATACTATAATTTTTTCAGTCATAATTCCTCAGATAGGATTCGAACCTATACAAAGAGATCCAAAGTCTCTGGTGCTACCGTTACACTACCGAGGAGTGAATTCAATATGTCTTCCAATCAAAATTAGAAATTTTATAACAATATTGATTCATAATAATTGAACTTGCGCAACCGACATTGATACTTCTTACAGATCCATACTGAGGGATATACAAGATATCATCACACATACTTAGCACATCTGCAGGAACGCCAATTTGTTCCTGCCCAAAGATCATAATATAATGCACAGTTGGGTCAAAGTCAAATGCATTCACATTCTTGGCTTCAGGAATATTGTCTATTCCAATCAGTCTGACTCTTCCCGATTCTTGCTTGGATTCAAAATAAGATCCAAGATCATCAATAGTTCGTACATGATGAAAATTGGTATAATGGTGAGTACCAACAGTACCACGACGATCATATTTTTTCTGTCCATAGATTACAACTTCTTTCGCAAGAAACGCATTAGCATTCCTAATGACCGTGGCGATATTAAAGTCATTGCCAATATTGCAACACACAACACTGAAGTTATGTCGTTTAGTATCAAGGTCAGCCCTGATTGCATCGTCGTTCCAATAATGGTAATGGTCAATAATATTACGGGTTTCCATTGCCCACAACCTCATAACCATTCTTGATGCGAATTTCTTTGCAGAAGGTATGATAATGACTTCCAGACTTGCAAAATTCTCCGGGCTTTCCAGTAATCTCACAAATAGTATATGAAGTATCTTCAGCAATATCAATTAGCTTCTGAACCTCATGATACAGTTCATCATTCTTTGTATTCATTATAAAATAAACACGAAGACCACCAAACTTTTCTTTGATCTGAAGAAGCATGAACAAAGGTTCTTCATGATTCTCCGTGGTCTTCTTATGTTCTTCATCAAGAAGAACCGAAAGATCAGAGCAAAGTTTATCTACAAGCAGATACCAACCACTTGGAAGTTCATAATGGCTGGTGTGTTCCATATTTTTGAACACAGAAGGATAATCCTCAATGAGTTTGTCAATCGGATCTGCGTATTCTTTTAGTTCATTCGGGTTCATTCGTCTTTTCCTTTCCCCCAACCAGTTCCATGGTTGTAGGCAATTATGGTGGCTTCTTTAGTTTCCAATGCACAGTTACGCTGCACACGGAGTACACGAATTTCCTCAGCAGCATCTCTGCAAACTTCAAATACTTCTCGGTTTGCATCATGCCACTTGTTGGCCATGTCTCTCAAACGTTGTTCAATGTCTTTCATAGGTTTAGTGATCCTGACGGGATTCGAACCCGTGTTGTGGCCTTGAAAGGGCCGCGTCCTTGACCAGACTAGACGACAGGACCATTGTATTAGTCAAACTTTGCGCGAATTTCGTTGGCAAGGAAAGCGACCATCATACCAATGACGCTACCAACTAAAGCGCCTTCGTAGTTGTAATGATAGGCCATACCAATTAGATTAATCATTGCAAGAATAGTAAGAGGAATAGTAAGTTTATTAATAATGGTTTTCATGTGTTTCCTTTATGTAAATTATAATTTCTGCAATAGCCATTGCAATCACTGGTAGGAACGTAGCACCAGCAAACCAATAGATGTTTACAGGAGTTTCAATCACCTGTTATTTATCGCTGTCGCTTAAGAGCAACCAACGTTGCCATCGCCACAAGCAATCCCATTCCGGGAGCAGGAACATGAGGATGATACTGGGGATCGTCCGTGAGTTCTTCGGGCACAAGATCCATGCAGACGCTCTCAATGCGGTCGTATGAAACAGGAATGAACATATCCTGATTCACGCCCTGCACGGTCATTACAAGATTGCCTTCACGGTAGATCTTGTGAACCCAAAAGCCATCAAAGGAACCCATGAAGAAATTATGAGGAACCTGTGGGTAGTTGGAAACCGTTGGCTGCACGATTGCTTCACCAATCGGCTCCGTGATGGTGAGCGTGTTGTCAAAGGTCAGAGGCTTGGTGTAGGACACTTCAACATACATCGAACCTTCGTTGATGGAGGTTGAGAAAAAATTGCCCTGTCCGTAAATCAAAGATACGCTCATTAGATCCCGTCCATTTCATTGTTGTCATTGGGTCCAAAGAATCCCAATGCGTTGTCAATATCAGCCATGCTGTCCAATGCCTGCTGCTGCTTCATTTTCTGAAGCCTCTCCGGTGTACGGAACTTTTTCATGAAGTCACACTTGCAATGCTCAAAC